AGGCAGCAGCAGAGGCAACTGCATCAGCAGATGCAACAACCAAGGCTAACGCAGCCCAGGCAGCAGCAGAGGCAACTGCATCAGCAGATGCAACAACCAAGGCTAACGCAGCCCAGGCAGCAGCAGAAGCAACTGCATCAGCAGACGCAACAACCAAGGCTAACGCAGCCCAGGCAGCAGCAGAAGCAACTGCATCAGCAGACGCAACAACCAAGGCTAACGCAGCCCAGGCAGCAGCAGAAGCAACTGCCCAAGCAGCACTTGACGATGTTCTAGATTCATCAACACCGTTTGAATCAATGAATATTAACGATGTTGCAAAGCAGGTGGCAGCAAGAACAACTTCTCTAGGCTCAGTTGTAGTAACAGCGTATCAGTTCAATAAGTCAGCATTTAAATCAGGTAAGTTCTTGGTTAAGATTGACAACGGAACACATAATGAAATCTCAGAAATTCTAGTAACACTAGACTCAGGAGATAACGTAGCAATTACAGAGTATGCAATTGTTGGAACAAACGGTACAAGAGGAACAATTACAGCAGATATAGAAAACTCTCACTGCCGAATTAGAGTAAATCCAGTAAACGATTCAACAATCACTGTATTTGGTACAATCTTCAACTCATAATTAAATAATAAGTTAATAAAAGGTAAGGGGTCCTTTCAAAACCCCACCAAAACACTTAGGGGATATGTGAACTTAAATGTCTACATCAGATAAGAATTTTAAAGTTAAGAATGGACTCAATGTTGCAGGAGATGCCACATTTGGGTCTAATGTCATTTTAGGAAGTACACCTCTAAGATTTGATACAGGAACAAATAAGCTTCAAATTCAGCTAAATGGAGAATGGGTCCCAATAGCCTTTAATTCAGAAATTCCAGATCCATCCTCACAGCTTAGCTTCATGGATGTAGGTTTGGCTATAGATTATAATGGACAGCCTATATATACATTGCAAGGAAATGGAGTAAATCCTGGAGCAACAAGCAAATTTGTAGATGGCGGATCACCTTCAGATACAGATTATGATATTTCTATGATTTTTGACTCTGGAGTCATATCTTAAATCATTAGATGATACAATAAGCAGTATAAATAAATTATATAAGGGGTAACAAAATGGCAACAGTTAGACTACAGTTAAGAAGAGGAACAGCTCAGCAGTGGGAAGATGCAGATCCAACGCTAGCAGCTGGAGAAATTGGTATTGAAACAGATACAAATACCTTTAAATTTGGTGACGGTAACACACCTTGGACACAACTTTCTTATGCGTTATCAGATACAGTAGATGACTACGTCCTTCTAAGCACAAAAGGACAGCCTCTTGGAGTAGCCTCTCTTGATGCTTCTGGTTATGTTCCAGCAGCACAACTACCCCCACTAGCAAAAGTTACTGTAAGCGCTGTAGCAGATCAAGCTGGCCGCCTAGGACTTACAGCAGAGCCTGGCGATATTGCAATTCAGTCTGACACAGGCACAACATATGTTCTTTCTTCTTCACCAGCGTCTACAAATGGAAACTGGAGAGAAATTTCTGCAACAGCTGCAATTTCAGCAGCTATCACTGCACACGAATCAGACACAACAAACGTACACGGAATTGCTGATACATCAGCACTTGCACTTTCTGCAACAGTTGCATCTGATATATCTTCAGCAGTATCAACACATAATTCAGACACAACAAACGTACACGGAATTGCTGACACAAGCATTCTTGCTACAACAACTGGTATCCAGACATTAACAAATAAGACAATTACAGCTCCACTAGGATTGGAAAAAGCTGACGTCGGACTTGCTAATGTTGATAACACTTCAGATCTAGATAAACCAATTTCAACATTAACATTGCAGGCACTTGGAGCAAAAGCTCCTCTAAATTCACCAGCACTTACTGGAGATGCAACTGCAAACAACCTAACAATTTCTGGAAACTTGACTGTAAATGGAACAACATCAACAATTAATTCAACAACACTTACAGTACAGGATAAGGACATTGTCCTTGGACAGGTAGAGAACCCAACAGATGCCGCAGCAAATGACGGCGGAATTATCCTGAAGGGAACAACTGACAAGTCAATTAAATACAGCCTTTCTAAGTCAGCATGGGATGTTTCAGAAAATATCAATATCCCTGGCGATAAAGCAGTAAAGATTAACAACATTGAAGTGTTGACTATTAATACAGTTCTTGGCAAGTCCTTGCCAGGAGTTGTTGTTGGAACAACAGAAAGTCAAACACTAACAAATAAGACACTGGAGTCTCCAGCAGTAACTGGTACAGTTGCAATGCCAACAAATACAAGCATTGGCGATGTCTCAGCAAATGAGATTGCCTTGCTTGTTGGACTTAACTCAAACGTACAGGACCAGATTGATTCTAAGGCTCCATCTGAGTCACCTGCATTCACAGGTACAGTTACTGGTATAACAAAAGCAATGGTTGGTCTAACAAGCGTTGACGACACAGCAGATTTAGATAAACCAATATCAACTGCAACACAGTCAGCGTTGGACTTCAAGGCAGACCTTGCTTCACCAACATTTACTGGCACAGTGGTTCTACCATCAGATACAAGCATTGGCGATGTCTCATCATCCGAAATTGCTCTACTCGATGGAGTATCCTCAAACGTACAGGACCAAATTGATGCCAAAGCACCTTCTGCTTCACCAACATTTACTGGCACAGTGGTTCTGCCATCAAGCACAAGCATCGGAGATGTATCGTCATCTGAGATTGCCCTACTTGGCGGAATAACCTCAAATATTCAAGATCAGATTGATGCGAAGGCACCATCTGAGTCTCCAACATTTACTGGTACAGTAACTCTTCCTGCAAATACAATTTCTCAATCTCAAATGTCTAATGATTCAGTTGGCACAGATGAAATTATTGATTCATCTGTAACAACAGGTAAAATTGTAGACTCAGCAGTTACTACAGACAAAATTGCAAATGCAGCAGTTACTACAGATAAGATTGCCAATGACTCAATCACAACAGGTAAAATTGCATCAGGAACAATTATCGATTCAGATATTAGCGCATCTGCAGCAATAGCTCAGTCAAAGATAAGTGGCCTCGCAGACTCATTTGATCTAAAGGCACCTATTGCAAATCCAACCTTTACAGGCACAGTATCTGGAATTACAAAGTCTATGGTTGGTCTTGCAAATGTTGATAATACTTCAGATGCAGACAAGCCAGTATCAACTGCAACACAAACAGCACTTGATGCAAAGGCATCACTTGCAGGAGCAACATTTACAGGTAACGTTGAGGTTGATGGAAACCTTGTAGTAGACGGAGATCTAACAGTCAACGGTACCAACTTTGCAGCATCAGCAACATCTATTACAATTGAAGATAATATGGTTCAGCTTGCTCACCAAAATTCAGCAAATACAGTTGACCTTGGTATTGTAGTTGGATATAACGATGGTTCAGCAAAGCATGCAGGACTTGTAAGAGACGTATCTGACGCAAAGTGGAAGTTGTTCAAGGGTGTAACAACAGAACCTTCAACAACAGTAGATTTTACACAGGGATCTCTTGACGACCTAAAGGTTGCAGCATTCGAAGCAACAACAGTAACTCCTTCAGAAGGAGTTGTATTCTCAGATGGTACACAAACAAAGGTTGGCGTACCATCTCTAACAACAATTGGAACTGAAATCTCAGCAGACTATAACCTTTCAACAGGTGGACTTGTTCTTAGAGATCAGCTTATCCCAATTGCTGGAACTCGTGCAATAACCGTACCAACAAATGCAACAACTGCATTCCCAGTAGGTACATCAATTGATTTCTATCAAGCGTCTGGAACTGGTGCAAACTTTGTTGAGGCTTCAGGAGTAACAATCCTTCGCACACCAGGACTAAAGCTAAGAACAACATACTCATCAGCAACACTAACCAAGGTTGCAACTAACACCTGGTTACTAGCTGGAGACTTAAGCGCATAATATAAATAATGAATAGGGGTTAAATAAATGGCAAGCAAAAGAAGAGGTATTAAATCATCGGCACAAGATAATTTCTTGGAGCCAAGTAAGCCTATAATTGATAGTGTTACAAACGTAGGTACAGGTAGACCGTTTAATGACGGAGCAGTAACTGTAGCCTTTTCTTTGCCTGCTAACTCCCCAGCAGCAACATCGTATACAATAACAGCAAGTACTGGCCAGTCAGCAACGGGATCTTCATCTCCTATTACTTTAACTGGATTTTCTTCAGCTTCAAGCCCAACATTTACAATGACGGCTTCAAATGCTGCTGGAACCTCACCAGTTTCAAACACATCTGGCTCAGTTCTTGTTACAACAGTTCCACAAGCCCCTCAGTCTCTTTCAGCTACAGCTGGAGTAAACCAAAACACAATTACTTGGTTAATTGGAGCAACTGGTGGAGCTGCTTTAACAAAGCATAACGTCTATGGATCAGATGGAACATCTTCTGGTGACTTGGCAGCAAATGCAACTTCAACAGTTATTTCTGATACAGCGAACACATCTCAAACATATTATGCTACAGCAACTAATATTAATGGAACATCAGCTCAGTCAAACGATTCTTCAAGCGTTACAACTATTGCTCCGTTCTTCCCATTCTTCCCACCGTTCTTCCCACCGTTCTTCCCGTTCTTCCCACCATTCTTCCCATTCTTCCCACCGTTCTTCCCACCGTTCTTCCCACCGTTCTTCCCACCGTTCTTCCCATTCTTCCCACCGTTCTTCCCACCGTTCTTCCCACCGTTCTTCCCACCGTTCTTCCCATTCTTCCCACCGTTCTTCCCACCTACATTCGGTCCATATTTCCCAGGATTTAAGGCTCCGTTCTTCCCATCCTTCGGACCATTCTTCCCGTCCTTCGGACCGTTCTTCCCATCCTTCGGACCTTCATTTGGACCATACTTCCCATCCTTCGGAGGCTGGTACTAATAATTAGAACTTTCTAATTAAAATATACTTTTCTTTTCTGGAATAGTATGATAAGATTGTCTAGTCGAAAAGAGAAAAAATGGAATGGTATGACCTGCCAAGAATTGAAAAAACAAGTTCTAGGCTTGAGCCAATAACAATTAACGAGAATGTAGTTGTTGAAAATATTGATTATGGAATTAATCTTTATAGAAACACTATCACTCCAGAAGACTGCAAAAAGATTATCAACTTGCTTGAAGAAGAAATATCTTTAGGCAAAAGAGGTATCTCTTGGCATGGCGCAACAGTTAATGGAGAAACACGAACCTCTCATGCTAGAAACTGTTATGACCTTAAATTCAAAAAAGAACATGTAGGCAAACATTTTGCTGACAGCGATGTACTTAGAGAATGCTATGATTTAGTTGATTCTGGACTTAATAAAGCACTCAGACACTATGAATCTATCTGGAACTTTAATATTAATTATAAAGAAGCGTTTAACTTTGTAAAGTATTTACCAGGGGAATTCTTTAAGATTCATGCAGATCATGGACCTTACTATACATGCACCGTTTCTGCAGTTGTTTACTTAAATGATGACTACGAGGGTGGAGAAATTGAGTTCCCAAGGCATGGATTTAAGCTAAAGCCAAGGGCGGGGGATATAATATTGTTCCCGTCTAACTTTGTTTATGAACATGCATCATTAGATGTAAGCTCTGGCCAAAAGTATTCTGTTGTAGTAATGATGGATTATAATGATTTGTATCATAAAGACCAGGAAGGCCAAAAGTATTAAAATATTATTTCAATCATTTAGGCCTTGGTTAAATAAATTTAGTCCTTCTGTTCCAAAGCCAACACAGCAGGCTATTCCAGAATGGTATAAGCAAGCAGATAGATTTGCAAAAATGCCTAATGGGGAATATTATAAGGCAACAAAAGAAATATGCCCTGTTCCAAGAGAAGGAACTAAAGACGATTATGGCAAAATTCCAACGTGGAAAGCTTGCCCAGCTATCCTAGATGCATTTATGACTGGATACGTTTTAAGCACACCATGTGATTTAGTATTTTCAAAAAACAAGAGTGGTAAAATTTCTGTAGAGGTAAAAGATAAAAAGCATTCTGGTTTTGTAACAGCCAGAACTCCTATGGACCAGTTCCCAGCACCGCTTGGTTACTACGAAGAGCATTTTGCTTGGTATCCAGAGTGGGGCATTCAGGTTCCAGAAGGATATAGTGCATTATTTATGACTCCCATGAATAGATTTGATTTGCCATTTATGAATACAAGCGGAGTTGTCGATAATGACAAAGTGCATCTTTTGGGCACATTCCCATTTTTTATTGTAAAAGATTGGGAAGGAACAATTCCAAAGGGGACACCATTTCTACAGGTTCTTCCATTTAAAAGAGAAGATTGGGAACACAACGTAGAGTATCTCAATATGAAAGAAATGCAAGACAGAATGATTGATAATGCAAAGTTTTACCGTCAACCTGATGGTGGAGTATATAAGTCAAAAGTTTGGACAAAGAGGGATTACAAATGACAACCGAATCTAAAAGCACAGCACCAACATGGAGCAGCAAGGAAGTCCTTGCTCCTGGCATATTTGTGTACAGAGATGTTATTAAAAAAGAGCTAGACGTTATTAACAGACTTGAAGAGAATTTGGGTTCGGTTGCGGAATATGGATCCTTGTCTCCAGAAGGTAAGAGATATCACTGGATGCCAGCTTATGTTGGTTATCAGCAGCTTATGCCAAACTATAGAGACTGTGTCGATTTTAAATTTAAGAAATCAGATATTGAAAAAGACACCAGCGAAGAGTCTTTGAAGTTGCAGGCATTATGGCAAGATGTTTATGATGCACAGTATCCAGCAGTTGTTGATTACTGCAAAGCTCATAATCTTATGGAGCTAAAATATTGGGAAGCTTTTAATTTTATTAAGTATGGTGAAAATCAACACTTTATGGAGCATCAGGATCATGGATACTCTTATAACTGCGTAGTTTCTCTAGTTGCCTATGTTAATGATGATTATGACAACGGAGAGCTTTATTTTAGACTTCAAGGCCTAGATATCAAGCCAAGAGCAGGAGACCTATATGTTTTCCCGTCAAACTTCATGTATCCTCATCAAGCTAAGCCAGTATTTAATGGAACAAAATACTCTATTGTTACAATGCTAGATTACAGTAAAAAGTTTCATACTCAAGAAATGTATGATCCAAAATGGGATAATGAAATAAATGAAAATAACAGCGTACAAAAATAACTCAACTAGATCAAAAATTGAGCAGACCAGGGTTAAAAGAGACTGGATGGATGAGACCGTTGATGGTCACGCATACAAATGCTTCCCAGTGTCTTTGGCAAATACAATTGGATGGTCAATATCATTTTTAGATGATATTGAATTTATATGGGATGGTATTTCTGATACAACACCTGACCACGTAAAAATCCTTAAAGACCCAGGTAATGTATGCACTACTCAAAGAGCAAATGCTACTGTAAGCTTTTACTCAGGTTTCTTTTTTGAATCTGACGAGAATACTTCTATGCTACAGATAGTCCCACCAAACTTCTTTGTTGACGGAGCTACACCTTTTACAACTATAATATCTACATCTGTTTTAAAGGAAGCAATTCCGATTGCATGGAAAATTACAAGGCCAAATACTGTAATTAGAATTCCAGCTGGCATGCCAGTTGCTACGTTTATTCCAATGTCTTTAAAGTCATACCAGGATATTGAACTTGAAATAAAAGATAAGATATTTGTAGAAGACAAAGCAAAAAAGGAAGAGCGATTGAGGGTTTGGCAAGAAATTTCTAAAAAGGGCGGATTTACTAATTTCTATAGAGATGCTGTAGAATATGATGGTACTAGTCTAGGAAAGCATGAGCTTAAGTCGTTAAAGCTTAAGATCACAGACCTGACTTCCAAAAATGAGAAATGATATAATAAGAATATGAATCAAGTCAACCAAGATGCTACGGTAGTATATAAGACCCCATCACTAACTCCTTCTGGATTTTTTGGAACAAGCAAGGATATGATAGTCGAGCTAGAAAACTTTATGACTCAAGAAGAAATCGACTTTCTTGAAAAGGCTGCAAGGAATATAACCATATGGGATGTTACAGAAAGTCATGTTAATGAAAACGGTACTACTGTATATGACCATAACTACTGGAAAGACAGGGTTGCCACAAGCCCATCCTTAGACAAAAATGATCCAGCAATTAGACCAGTCTTAGAAGGATTGTTTCAAAGACTAAAGCCTATTGTTGAAGAGTTCTATAAGGTTAGGGTTACACCAACTGGAACTACAATTGTAAGATGGCTCCCAGGACAATTTCAAAATCCTCATGCAGACAAGGAGCTTCATGAGCTTCCAGATATTGGGCTCCCAAATGATTTTCCATACTATGATATATCAAGCTTGTTTTATTTAAACGATGACTACGAAGGCGGGGAGCTTTATTTCCCACTTCAAGATGTTAAGTTTAAGCCCAAAAAGGGAGCGGCATACTTTTTCCCAGGAGATATGAATTACATTCACGGCGTAACAGAGATTAAAGGCGCAATACGATATACATGTCCATTTTTCTGGGAAATCTTGGAACACACTGGAGAAAATCAGCCAGACCCAAATAAAAAGTATTATAGAACTCTATTGGATGGAGATATAAATAAATGAGCTCTTCAGAAAGATTAACACCAGACATACTTGTATTTAAAGGCTTTTTAACAAAAGAAGAATCACAAAAGGTCATTGATGTATTAGAATTACAAGTAGCAAACGAAAAACTATCTTGGACTCCAATTACTTTTTACGAGTCATATTCATCTGTCCTGCCTCAAGATGGTGATGAGGAGTTAGAACAAGTAGGTCTTCCGTCAGATTTCTTTTCAACGCTACAAAATAAAATTATAGATGCAGTTGCAGAAGTGCACGGCAAGTCTTCTTCAGATATTCATAAGATTGGATTCCATGCCCAAAAATGGGAGCCAGGAGCGTTTGCAAAAGAACACTCAGACAACACAGATTTGCAGGGAAACACTGGTCCGTTTGAAAGAAGCAGGTATGCAGCTTTCATGTATTTAAACGAAGAGTTTGATGGCGGTCTGTTGGTGTTTAATAAGCAAGACCATACTATTAAGCCAGAAACAGGAACCCTTGCTGCATTTGCAGGAGGCTTTGACAATACTCACGAGGTTACAATGATAAACTCTGGCATTAGGTATACCCTTGGTTCATTCTGGGATGATCGTGATCAAAGCGCTTACTCTCAAGAAACCATAGATGCCTGGGATGCAGAGATGAAGAAAATTAGAGAAGAGCAAGAAGTTATAAAGTCGGAATGGCAAGAAGCACTAAAAGAAGGTTATAAGATAGATCTAGATGGCAATAAATATAAAATAGAGGAGAATGACTAATGAAGTTAGAAGAAAAATTACATGAAAATGTTTACATGTATTCAGATGTAATTGAGAATCCACAAGAGATCCTTGATTTAATTAATAAGCTTGACGGTGACGAAAGGGTCCATAAGGTTATACCAAAATGGAACAATTGGAATTCAAGCAGCCGTGACGGAAACATCTTTGGCAAGAAAAAGGATTTTAATCTTTCTGAGGTTGAGAACCTAGATGAAGACGTAAGAAAAGACGTAGACTTGATTATCTCAACAATTAGAAATGCTATTAAGAATATAGCAGAAGCTTTTATTGTAGATAGAGGACTTAAGGGCGTTCCAAACGTATCGCCATTTGTTGGAATATCTAAGTACATCCCAGGTTGTGCCATGGGAGCCCACTTTGACAGACAGGCTGGAGACAACAGCCTAGAATGGTCAATTATTATTTACTGGAACGATAATTACGAAGGCGGAGAAATCTCTTTTGTAATTCGTCCAGAGGATTTAAGACTTGAAGTGAATGGTCACCTTAGACCACCAGATGATGCTTTAGATCCAAGAACTAAAGATATGGTTACATTTACTGCTAAGCCAAGAGCAGGCAGCGCCTTGATATTCCCATCAACAGACCCATATAAGCATCAAGTTCACATTATGAAAGAAGGAGAAAAGTATATTACTCCTGGATTTATATTTGTAGATGGATATGTTGTTGGTGGACCAGGAGGACCATCAGAAGAGTATATCAAGGCTTATCACGAGCAAAATCAAGGAATGATGTAAGCATTGCTAGATTACAAGATTGCAAAGTTATCTGATCAAGTTTATGAAATTCAAAACTTTATAACAAAAGAAGAACTTGATCAGGTAACGCAATTCTTGTCTTTAAGAGATGAATCAGATTGGAATGCTAGTGACGTACAGTATGATTTTTGGAAAGACAAAGTTTTAGATCGTAAATTTATTTTCCCAGACAGCAAGTTTATGGATTTTTATAGTAGAATCTGCAACTTGTTTTCTGGCAAATTTGAAGTTACTGGAATAAACCTCCAGCGGTATAAAAAAGATGACGCCATGGGTGAACATACAGATGATCATGATGGGCATAGACTTAATAACCAAAGGGTATTTTATGGAGCTGTGCTTTACTATAATGATGATTACGAAGGCGGAGAGCTAAAGTACCCAGATCTAGATATTATACATAAGCCAAAAAAGGGCTCATTAGTTCTTCATGGTGGAAGTATTTTGCATGGCACAACTCCAGTTAAAAATGATATAACAAGATATATGTCTACAGTTTTTGTTAAACACCAAGTTGGTGAAGAAGTATATTTAAATAAAGAAATATTCGGTGAATAGTATGGAATATAAAGGTAACAGCGGTCAAGAAAAATTTGTATTAGACCTGCTTAAAAATAAAAAAAATGGTTATTATGTAGAGCTAGGGGCATTTGATTCTAAAAAGGGTAGCAATACTTATCACCTAGAAACAGACTATGACTGGAATGGTGTTTCGTTTGAGATTGATCCAGAGAGGCATGCAGAGTTTGTAGCTAATCGAAAAAACCCATGCATCCTTGGAGATGCAACGGAATTTAACTACATTTCATACTTTGAAGAAAACAATTTCCCAAAACAAATAGATTACCTTCAGGTTGATATAGACGCTGGTTATACTCCAGAAGGCAATGCTGTGGGTAATCCTTACTTAACACTACATGGTTTAATATCTGTACCATTGAGCAAGTATAGATTTTCTATAATAACTTTTGAGCATGACTCTCAGATTGAATACAACAACAAGGGAATGAGGGAGGCTCAAAGAGAGATCCTCTCATCATTGGGATACAAGCTTGTTGTCAGAGAGTGGCATGAAGACTGGTGGGTTGATCCATATGCTGTCCCGTATTTGGATTTTAGAGAAAAATTTAAGATGGCGTGGACATAAATGAGCGGTGAGCTAAAGCAAGAACATCACGATGTAGTAGCTGAATACTTGAATTCCGTAAGAGAAAAAAGAAATGACTCTTATATGCTTACTATTGCCAGAGATGGTGAGGAGCCAGCCAGATCTATTATATTTTTCCCAAATGCTATCGAGGCGGCAGAGGCTTACAATATGTACAACGACTGGGGTTTTGCAAAGCAATATCTTACCGTTAGATTGTATGAGCCAACAGGAAAGATTAATGAAAAGGTTTTTAAGAGAAATCAGGCGGGGGATCCAACATTTTTAAGAGTAAACTATATAGATGTAACAAACGCCTTATTGGAAATTAAACCCCTAATAAGTCAGGTAGATTACGAAAAAGCCTGTATAGATATAATGACCTCATTTGCCAAAGACAACTGGAGATTTAATCCAGAAAGATTTTTGGAAAATTTGGGTATAGATAAAAAGCTAGAGTGCTAATTTGAAGCTATTGTAGTATAATATTGAATATGGCACCTTACAAGAGAATCCCAAGAAGACACTTTACTGATCATCAGTTTAACCCGTACTTCCATAGCCCAGCCTACCTTGAAAGAGTGGAAAAAGCACAAGAGCAAAACAAGCAGGATATTGCTAGTTTTTTTAACTTCATAAAAAGGATCTTGCGACTAAAATAATGTCTTACTATCTATCTACTATAAAAGACTCACCAATTGGTCTCTGGAAGCTTGACGAGACAACTGGTTCAATTGCTTACGACAGCTCTGGTTGCGATAACAACGCTCAATACATTGGAGAGATATCTGTTTCTGCAATGCCAATTGTTTCTGGAGGGCGTCATTCAAATATAATAGATAGCTCAAACTATATTGAATTTCAGATAACAAAAGATTTTTCTGGCACCACTGGTACTGGAGGTTTTGGAACAGCGTCTACTTATGATAACGATTTTACAATTGAGGCATGGTTTCACCCAAAGACAGTCACATCGCTTACGCCAATTTTAGCAGACTCCAGCGGAATCGGTTTATATTGGGATAACGGCAATGCTGTTTTTAAGATAGAAGGAGAAAGGTTAGACTACTCTGTACCAAACCCAAACAGAGCTATGCACATAGTAGGAACTTACTCTGTAAACGCAATGAGTTTGTATTTAGACGGAGTTCTTGTCGCTTCAAACCCAATTGAAGCTTCTTTTACAAATACATCTCTATCTCTCTTTTCTGGCCCAGCATCTACAGGAGAGTATTTCTTGATAGACTGCCCAGCAATTTATCGCTATGCTCTTTCTCAAAAAACAATAATATCTCACTACAACAATTTATATTTAAATACAGACGAACAGATTTCAGTACCAGATTTAGGTGAGTTGTTTAGAGGTTCAGAAAAGTATCAGCAAATAGAATCTAGGTATGTGTACCCAGTTCAAGTTTTGTGGCAATCTCTTATTTATGATAATGAGTCACTTTCATATAATGAAAGAAATAATAGTGTAAAGTTGAACTCAGGCTTTACATCTGGAGAATTTGTAGAAGATCTAGTTTTAAATGTTACAAAAAATTATGTTTCATCTAAGATAGACTGGGTTGCTTCTTCAGGAGTATCAGTTTATTTTTCAGAAGATTCAAGCACAGGGCCTTGGCAGCCATGTGTTAACGGATCATCCATCCCAGGATTTACTCAGGGTTCTAATTTTTCAGATAGCAAAATCCTATACTTTAAAGTAAAGTTTGATTCAGATGATTCTGACTTATATGTTCCAGAGATTTATTCTTTAAAGATATATTTCTACACTGAAAAGAAAATGTTTGCACATAATGGTGGAAGCTCAATGTCAGTGTCAGAGCCAAATTCTGGCAACACATGGGATTTTGACATATCAAATAATAGCTACCCAGTTAGATCAAGAAATAGTCAGAATGGAATAAGGCCAAAATCTTCAGCATTTTATATAGATACCGTGTCTGATATAAGAAATATAGAAATGATATTTACCCCAAAGTCTCTATCAAGTGGGTACTTAGTTTTTAATAAAACTGAATCGGTTGAGACCTATCTGTCATGGGCGGCAGGCGGAATAATCTCTAAGTCAAACATTAGCAACATTTATATAAATGGCCAAGATGCTTCATTGGCAACTAATATATCTGAGTATTTATATATAGATGAGCCAAACTATATTTTAATTAAAACATCTGATGATATTACTGGTCAAATATGGTTCAACGGGAAGCAGCTTTTGGGAGACAGGTCTGGGGTACTTGACGATAATCTTTATCAAAATATAGCTATTTACTCTAATCCATCCATTAGCCATGATGAGCACTATAACCTTTATATAGGCAAAGTAATCCCAACAGCAGAAGATTCGTCAATGACCCTGACAGAAGACTCAGTATTAACCTACTCTAGAGACAGGGTAGTGCTTCAAATCATATAATCTTGTCAGTCTTGTTGACAAAAGCTGGACTTATGTAGTTAAAGATGGTAAAATAAATCATTATGGATATAAAGAGAACTAGCGCTAAAATGAAATCTGGCGAGACCAGACTAGGTGTGTATGTCTGGGAGATGCCCGACGGAAGATGGGTTGGCGACGAAGATAATAATTTTCTTTCAATTAACTCAATGTTGGGCAACAAAGAAAGAATCGCACTTCTTGCACAAGCGGTAGCTCATTATGGAATTGACGTTGGGCAGCCTAAGTTTATCGAGGGCAGCAGACAGATTGATGAAGAAGAATTCGAATATCAAAAACAAAGACTTAGATGGGGTTTGACCCCAGACCCAATGGATATTGGTGTTTACAAAGACGAGATGGCTAAGTTGAAAGGTCCTAATAAATGATTGAATACGAAGATGACAATGTGAGCGACAATCTTGAGATATCTAATGTTGCAGACTGGATGAGATTTAATAACCCAACAACACAAAAATCTGATGATCTATTTGATATTGAACCAGAAGAAATTCTAAAGCTCTCAGGACTTGGGCCTTCATTTAGAAGAAAAGTCTCACGAGATATTCAAAAAGCTTTTACTGGTAAAGACGGATCAGTTAGCCAGCAGCTTCAGCATCAGCAAGCAGTAAGCGGCTACGCCACATTTGATTTAATACAGCCAGAGTATAACCTAGACTATCTTTCAACAATATATGAAATATCACCATACAACTATGCAGCAATTAATGCAAAGGTTGCCAATATAGTTGGGCTAGGCTTTGACTTCATAGAATCAAAAAAGACAACGGATGCTCTTGATGAAATAACAGATGAAAAGCAGCTTGATAGAGCACGTAAAAAATTAAACAGAATTAAACAAGATCTTCATAGATGGCTTGAGGATTGCAACGAAGACGAAACTTTTAAAGAAACTCTTATTAAGTTCTACACTGATCTAGAAGCCACTGGTAACGGCTATCTGGAGGTCGGTAGAACTACAACTGGTAAGATTGGGTATATTGGACACATCCCAGCCAAGACAATGCGTGTAAGACGCCTTAGAGACGGTTTTATCCAGCTTCTTTATGGAAAGGCTGTGTTCTTTAGAAACTTTGGAGACACTAAGACAGTAAACCCAATTGCTGGCCAAGAAGATAGACCAAATGAAATTATTCATGTTAAAAAATACACTCCAAAAAATAACTACTACGGAATCCCAGATATTATTGCAGCACAAAACGCAATGGCAGGAAACGAGTTTGCTGGTAAATATAACTTAGACTATTTTGAAAATAAGGCTGTGCCTAGATATATCATTACAGTCAAGGGCGCAAAGCTTTCTCCAGAATCAGAAAGAAAGCTGCTCGAATTCTTCCAGGTTGGATTAAGGGGAAAGAACCATAGGTCTCTTTATATTCCGCTTCCTCCAGATTCGCCAGACTCTAAGACTGAGTTTAAAATGGAGCCAATTGAGGCAGGGTCTCAAGAGTCTTCTTTTAACGTTTATAGACAGGCAAATAGAGACGAAATTTTGATGGCTCACAGAGTCCCAATTAATAAGATTGGAACAGCAAGCGGCATATCTTTGGCAAATGCTAGAGATGCTGACAAGACATTTAAAGAGCAAGTTTGTCGACCAGCTCAAGAAAATCTTGAAAAGAAATTAAATAAAATTATTCAGGAAATGACAGATGCCCTAGAGCTTAGATTTAATGAATTAAGCCTGACAGATGCAGATACACAGTCTAAGATCGATGAGAGATATTTGCGATTCCAGGTTATTACCCCTAACGAAATTAGAGTTAGAATGGGTATGGTACCAAGAGAAGGTGGAGACGACCCAGTCGATCTTGCCGCCAAATCTGCAGAAATTAAAGCCCAGGCAAATCAAAGCAGAGCCCGTGACCAAGAAAGATCATCCAACTCACCAGATAATTCTGGGGAGGGAAGAAATGCAAAGGGAGATGGAAGACAAGTCGACTAGTCCTACTCAACTAGTTATTTGCCTTTTGATACAAGAATCCCTATAATATATAACATATGATCATAGAAAAGTCACATTGGTCTTCCAATGGAAATGCTATTAATTTATCAGTTCCATTCACCAAGGTCAATAGAGAGAAGAGAACAGTCTCAGGGTTTGCAACATTAGACAACCTGGATCAGACTGGCGATGTCGTAACTCAAGAAGCTAGCATGAAAGCATTTGAAAGCTTTAGAGGAAATCTAAGAGAAATGCATCAGCCACTTGCAGTTGGTAAAGTTGCTTCATTTAGACCAGAAACTTTTTACGATCCAAACACAAAAGAATTTTACAACGGAGTTTATGTTGACGCTTATATTTCAAAAGGCGCACAGGATACTTGGGAAAAAGTATTGGACGGAACTCTAACAGGGTTTTCAATTGGCGGAAAGATTATTGAATCAGATAACGAAGTAAACAAAGCAACTGGAGCATCAGTAAGATTTATTAAAGAGTATGCACTCGTTGAGCTATCAATCGTTGATTCACCAGCAAATGAACTATGTAACATTTTATCTATTGAAAAAGTAAACGGACAAATGGTATTTAAAGGTATCGCAGCAGATGTTAAAATGGAAAACATTTTTTATTGTGCAGATAGCGATTCTGTTTTTATGTCAACAGAAGCTGAATACTTGTCACCAGTTACTGGTAAGAAAACAGAACTAATTGGATGGGTAGAATCAAACGACGTAAACAAAGCAAAAGAAATAGAGAAGATTCTTGATTCACGTAGATCAAGATTGCAAACATTGCCTGACAACACAAATATAAATATGGCAATTGCAGAAGGAGGAAATGAAGTGGAAAAGCTTAATGTAACAGAAGCAACTCCAGTAGTAGAAGAAGCAGCAGCCGCCGTAGAAGCACCTGCAGAAATTATTGAAGAAGTTGCACCAGCAGTAGTAGAAGAATCTGCTGAAGTTGTAGCTGAAGAAACTTCTGCCGAAGTTCTGGAAAAATCAGCAGAACTAACAGCTCAGGAAGCACCTGACTTTGTTAAAATGCTAGGCGACCTTAAGGGTTTCTTCTCAGAGACTTTGGAAAAGGCCTCTGAGGCAAACGCTGCTCAGGTTTCAACAATCAAGGAGACAGTCGAAGCTTTTAGCAAGAGTGTTGACGTGAGAATTTCAGAATTGGCAGAAAAGCATACAGAACTCTCAACAGCAGTTGATTCAATTAAGTCTATAATGGACACAGTTGAAAAAAGAGTAGACGCAGTAGAATCAGATACTGCAATCAAGAAGTCCTCTGACCTTGGCGGGTCAGCAGGAGTAACAATCAAAAAATCAAAATGGAACGGCACTTTCCTCGGTTCCGTTAGCGAATTAACAAAATAAGGGTATGGTGAACAACTAATGAGTAATGAACTATTAGCTAAAGCAGCTGAAGCAGGCACAACACTAACAGGTGGAATGTCAGGCGCAGCAGACCCAACCGACGGAATTCACGTAGGTTCCGAGGGTAAGGGAGGCTTGCTCAATCCTGAGCAATCCGCAAGATTCCTTGATTACATGTTCGATGCAACAGTAATCGGTAAAGTAGCACGTACAGTCCGTATGAAGGCTGACACTACAGAGATTGATCGTATCGGCGTCGGTGAGAAGCTTATGAAGCTTGCAGCTGAAGCAGAGAACACTGGCTCAAACGCAGCAGTACAGTTCTCAAAGATCTCTCTCACAACAAAGAAGCTTCGACTAGATTGGGAGCTTTCAACAGAGTCTCTAGAAGACAACATTGAAGGTGCAGATCTAGAAGATCACATTGCAAGACTTATGGCAACACAGGCTGGTAACGACCTTGAGGACGTAGTCCTTAACGGTAACACAGCTTTGTCATCAGATGCACTATACAAGTCATTTGACGGTGTAGTTAAGCTTGCAAAGGCAAACGGCCACGTAGTAGCTGGAGCGGGCGCAAACGTGTCTCGTGAAATCTTCAACAAGGCTCTTAAGGCTATGCCACGTAAGTACAAGCAGCGTCGTCCAGACCTACGCTTCCTTGCAGGCTCAAACCTTATTCAAGATTACTTGTACTCAACTTCACAGTTGGGTAACTACGGTTCTGCAAACCCACAGGATATTGCTTCAAGCATCATCCGTGGAAATGAGCCAGGACTAGGTGGACCAGCAGGTTTCGTAGCTCCATTCGCATTTGGTATTCCAATTGTTGAAGTTCCGCTACTTAAGGAAACACAGACAGGTTCATATGTAAGCCCATCAGGAGACCACGGAGACGTCCACTTGACATTCCCAAATAACGTTGTTATTGGTATCAAGCGTGATGTAACTGTTTACCGCTTCTTCTGGCCAAAGAAGGACTCAATCGAATATACAATGTATACTCGTGTTGGTACCCAAATTGAGCAGGCAGATGCATGGGTAGTCGTAAAAGACGTTAAGGTTGCTTCTTAATTAAATAAGAAATAACTACCGAAAGGCCCCCAATTAATTTTGGGGGCTTTTCATTTTAATTTAGTAGTGCTATAATTTATATACATACCAAAGGAGTATATATGTCATTTGACACACTAAAAGTCAAAGATCTGAAAACATTGGCAGCGGACTTCGCAGTTGATGTTGACGGACTAAAAAATAAAGCAGATATAATTGCAGCTCTAACAGAAGAAGGAGTAACTTGGTCAGTATATCAAGATACACTTAAGAAGGTTGAAGATGCAAAAGAAGACGCAGATGAAATTCTTCCTCGACTAGATCCAACTCAAAAGATTGATGAAGATATGGTCCTTGTAAAGATGGACAGAGCAAACGCTAGATATGATGCGCTAGGTTTTACATTTACCAGAGAGCACCCATTTGTAGCAATGATGCCAGATGTGGCTCAAGAAATTTTTGATAAGGAGGAAGGGTTTAGATTAGCTACACCTAGAGAAGTACAGGAGTACTACAACTAAGCCTAACAGATGGCAGAAATATATAAGGATACAAACGCACCAATCAAGACAAGAATATCTTGGAGAGGCGAAGTATTAGATAATCAAAATCCAGTCGTTGTTGTTGTTTATGACATAACGGAGGATCCATTGGTTACCCCAGCAATTGACCCTAATGAGCATGTTGGTATTTATACCGCAGAAGCAGAAGAGTCTAATCCTGGAACTTATGTCATCTACCTACCATTGAGTTTAACAGATAGAATAAAGAGATTAAAGCTTGTATGGCAGTTTACAATAG